AACATTATTAGAGGCTTGGAAAGACACCTTTACAAAGAGGGAACTACGCAACCTGACAAGGATAGCGGATTTGATCATATGAACGATGCCATAGGCTATGCGGTAGATTATTTGTTCCCTATAAGAAAACAATATACAAAACAACTACCCCAAAGATGGAGCGTTAAATAATGTACATAATTACAGACAGCAATATGGAGTCCTTAATTCGTAATAAAGAATTTATGGAAGCTATGCACAGTGACTACGAGTTAATGTCAAGAAGATGGTCATTTTACCTAAGATCATATCTCGGTGGAGAAGAATACCGCACAGGTACTTTCTTACACGAATACGCATTGGAAATAGATTTAGAATATCAAAACAGAATTAATTACACGCCAATAGACAACCATTGCCGTAATATTATAAGCATTTACTCTAGCTTTTTGTTTAGAGTACCACCAACAAGAAATTATGGTGTTTTAGAGAACGATCCTAGTTTAGAATCATTCTTAACTGATACAGACTTAGAGGGACAGAACTTCAATGCGTTTATGAAGAACGCACAGACTTATAGTGGTGTATATGGCAATGTTTGGATATTTGTTGATAAGCCTGAGACTAATGCAAAGACTAGAGCCGAAGAATTAGGTCAGGATATAAGACCTTATTTAACTGTGGTAACTCCTGACAATGTTATGGATTGGAACTATAAAAGATCGCCCAGTGGTAGATATTATTTAGAATATATTAAGATTAGAGAAGAAGTTACTAACGAGGGTACTTATTTAAGAATATGGACGCCTGATATAATTTCTTATGTGTTTGTACCTGAAAAGGGTAAGATTCAAGTCATAGAAGAAAAGGTTAATCAATTAGGCGTTATACCTGCGGTATGTTTATACAATAAAAGATCACCACGCAGAGGTGTTGGTATTAGTGATTTAACAGACGTTGCATTATTGCAACAGTCTATCTACAACGAGCTATCTGAGATGGAACAGTTGATAAGATTATCTAACCACCCTAGCTTAGTTAAAACACAAGGTGTTGAGGCTAGTGCAGGTGCAGGAGCAATTGTATCTATGCCTGATGATTTAGACAGTGGCTTAAAACCTTATCTATTACAACCAAGTGGCTCTAACCTTAGTGAGATTAGATCGTCTATCGAACAGAAGATTGAGATGATAGATAGAGCAACGCATATGTCAGGGGTAAGACAAACTAAGACCCAAGTACAATCAGGGATTGCTTTACAGACCGAATTTGAAAACCTGAACTCAGTATTGAGTGAGAAAGCTGACTTATTAGAAAACGCAGAAGAGCAGATATGGGGTTTATGGGCTATGTGGCAAGGCAAAGCATTTGATGGTGTTATTGATTACCCTGATAGCTTTAATCTAAGAGATTATGCTTCTGACCTACAATACTTACAACAAGCTAAAGCAAGTGGCGTTAGATCAAGTACATTCCAAAAAGAGATTGATAAACAGATTGTCGGTGCAGTTATTGATGATGATAAGATTATTAGTTCTATTAATGATGAGATTGAAGCCCAAACTGAGGTCGGTGTATTTGAAACTGCACAAACTCAAGCTGAAGTATCTGAGGAAGAATAATGAAAATTTCAGAAGATACTCCTGTGAGTATGCCAATGAAGAACTTACTAACAATAGTTGCAAGTGTAGCTGTTGGAGTTTGGTTTGCTTTTGGTGTTATTGAAAGGCTCAATGTAATTGAAACAGAATTAAAGCTTATGCAAAGCGACTTAGAAACAGCTAATGAGTTTATAGTGGGTGTACCTAAAGGCGATATGGTAAGTCCACAAATTAATGAGTTGTTTATGTTAGTTGAGTTTTTAGCAAGTAATCAAGAAAAGTTAAAAGAAAATGTAGAGGCTGATATGCCACAGATACAAAAAGTTGATATGCAAGTTCAGTTTTTAGAAGAAAGAATTATTGATCTTGAATCATTGGTAGATAAATTAAGAGGGAACGGAAACCATTGATGATTGAAATGGTATTTGTATTGTCTATGTATATTCTAGAGGGCGATAACAAAAGATTGGATGGTTGGTATCATCAACCAAGTTTGTCAGTATGTTTAGAGGGAAAAAGAGTTGCAGAAAGATCAGCAGGAACGCAAGTCCAGTACACCTGTACTTTAGAAAAAGGTGTAATGGTAACAGATAAGACAGGAGTAAGACACTTAGATAAAATTATTGGGGAGTAAATTATGCTATGTAAACATTGCGAACACGAATGTCATTGTGGTAATAATGGTGTATGTGCAACTTGTAAATGTGCTAACTGCGAACACAATGCATTAGACGAATTTTGGAAACAATTAGATAAAAAAGAGAATGGATAAAATAGAAGAACTTGCACAGCTAAGAGAAAACCTTGTTGATGATATTGAGTTATTACACACGCAAAGACTAAACATAGCCTTAGAAAATCTTGAAAGAGAAGTAGTAAAAGTAGCAAGTGAATTACCCATAAGACAGGGTAAACTATTTGAAGCTAGGTTAGCAGTGGAGATCAGACCTAAGTTAAAGGCAGTAATTGATAAACATTATACTTTATGGGCTGATGGTACTGTGAGAGAATACGATAGAGTGGCAAAGCGTATTGTTGAGAATATGAAAGTGTTACCGATACCTGCTAAGTTTAAAACACTAACTGAATTAGATATTGAGACTATAACTAACTTAAAGCGTGTTAAATTTAATGGGTTCTTAAACATTGGCGCAGAAACAGTAAACGCATTAGCTGATGAAGTTTATTCCTCGACAATAACAGGCAAATCACTTAATGATACTGTTAAGACACTACAGCAGAGAATTAATGGCGTATATATTAAAGCTGATGTTGATGAGATTAATGAATTAGTAGAGTTTGTCGCCTCTACGACTGATGAAGTTGCAAAAGCAAAAGCGATAGAACGATTACACACATTTTATGGTGCAGATCGTGTTGGAAATAATATGAGAAGATACGCAAAGCAATTAGCACACGACAGTTTAATGGAATTTGATGGTCAGTTTACCAAAGCGAAAGCTACGGAAGCAGGACTAACAAACTACCTATATTATGGAGATATAATTGGTGATAGTAGACCATTTTGTATAGCCAATAGAGGTAAAATATTTTCAGAAGATGAACTTAGAGATAAGTGGAGTTCTGAAATTTGGAAAGGTAAATCAACGACTGATCCTTTCACAAGTAGAGGTGGATATAATTGCCGCCATCATCTACAACCTACCGACCCAAGTTGGTATGATAACAATGGCAATCTTATAATATAGGAGAATAACTACTATGGCTGACGAGCAAAAAACGGAGATCGAGAATACTGAATCTCTAGAAACAATACAGGAAGTTGAGACCCAAGAGAAAATGATTCCACAATCGGAATTAGATAAGATACTTGAGAAACGACTAGCAAGGGAACGAGCTAAAATCGAGAAGAGATTTAATGGCATAGACCCTGACGAAGCAAGAAAACTCTTAGAAGAAAAAGAAGCTAAAGAGTTAGAAATGCAAAAACAACGAGGTGAATTTGATAACATATTAAAAGAAACTGTTTCTAAGAAAGAAGCAGAAATATCACATATGAAAGCCGAGTTACAAAAAGTAAGAATAGATGACGCATTGATTAAGGTAGCTAGTGAACATCAAGCTATTAAACCTGATCAAGTTGTAAACTTACTAAAAGGAAATGTACAACTAAGTGCTGACGGAACTCCTGAAATTATGGGTGCAAATAATGCTCCTATGTATAATGATAAAGGTGATCTTTTAAGCATTAATGAATATGTTGGACAATTCTTAGACAACAACCCTCACTTTAAAAATGCAACACCTAGTGGTGCAGGATCAAGGTCGAGTGTTGGTGGTGATACGCCCAAACCATTAGACTTGGCGGAATTAAATATGAGTAACCCTGACGATAAAGCAAAATATGCTGAATTTCGGAAGAGGTATAAAAATTAACAATTAACAACGGAGAAATAAAATGGCTAATGAAGTTAAATCATTAACGACCACTTTAGATGATCTGATTGCACCGATTGTAGCGGAAGCACAATTTGTAGCATCAGAGCAATCTATAATGAGAAATCTTGTAAAGAATTTCAATGTTCCTATGAACACTGGAAAAGTATTACAAGTGCCTGTTTACCCTGCACTAAGTGCGGCGGCTTTAACAGAAGCAGACGACCTAACACCAAGTGCAATATCTACTTCTAAAAAAGATATTACATTAGCGGAGGTAGGATTAATGACGAATGTTTCCGACCTAGCAATAAACCACTCAGCTTCTAATGTAATTGCTGATGTAGGTAAATTATTTGGTGAAGCAATCGCAACTAAACTAGATTCAGATCTAATCGGATTATTCACAGGATTTTCTGAGGGTCAAGGATCAGCAGGTGCAGAATTAACTGTAGATGAGATGTTTAAAGCTGTTGCAAAACTAAGAACAGCTAAAGCGCCTATGCAATACTACGGAGTGTTTCACCCGAAAGTAATGTACCAAATCAAAAAAGGTTTGACTAACACTTTTGCAGGAGACAGACACAGTGAACTAGCTAATGAAGCTATGAGAACTGGTTATGTTGGTACAATTGCAGGAGTTCAAATCTTTGAATCTGCAAATGTTGCAATCGATGGCTCTGATGATGCTATTGGTGCAATCTTTTCT